GTTACCCCGACGAGAGCGCTGGAATTGGCGGAGAGTTTTCTTGCCAGGGAAGAGGTTAAACCTGCGGCAGTGGAAACTGAGACAAAACCGCCTGCTGAAACTGCGGCGAAAGAACCCTGGCAGGTGACAAAAAAAGAAATAACGATTGAGCATCCTATAGTGGATCAGTTCTTAGAAGCTAAAAGAAATGGGCAAACAACAGCCAATACTTTAGGAGAATACCATAAGGAACAGGTACAGAAAGCTCTTAAAGAAGGCAAACCTGTTCCGCCAGAAGTGCTGAAGGATTACCCTGATCTTGTTGAAGGCAAGAAACCTGCTGCTGTCCCAGAGCAACTCACTACTAGGGAAGATGTAAAGGCCAGCATAGATGATGAATTAAAACAACTAACTCGGACATACGGTAAATCAGGAAAAGCTACATTCAGGAAAATCGTTAAACAAGACAACATAATGCCCGGAACCTCAGATATGGATGATTTTATTGGATTCTTTGAGAAATACTATAATGCTGGTATAAATAATCAGCCAATGCCCCGGGCCGAAATACATCCAGATGTGGCTAGAAATATATACGAAGCAGGCAAAAAAGATGCAAGATATCAGGAGGCCTCACCTGAAGCAGGCACTAAGGGAGAAAAGCCGACTGAAACAACAAAGAAAGCGAAGCCGCGCCTCAGCCAAAAGGAACTGGCAAACCTGCGAAGCAGGCTAAAAAGGGCCAAAGAGCTTGGGGCTGGAGTGGCCGGGATAGAGGCGGCGATTGATGAATACGAGAAAAGCCCGGAGACTTCCGATCTGGGGTATAAAGAAACCCTGGAGGCGCTAAACAGTATTATTGCTGAAGCTGAAAGAGAAAAGAAAGCCGAGGAAGCTAAGAAACCCGCAAGGGAATTCAAGCCCGGCTACCACGTGTCCTGGCGGGGTACCAATGGGGAAATTCTTACCGGCACCGTGCGCAACGTCCTTTCTGATGGTAAACTGGAAGTAGAAGTTGACCAGCAGGCTGCCGCAGGCGGTGTGCCCATCGGCAAGGTGGAGTTGGTTAACCCTGACAGGCCGGACCTGCAGAAGATAGAGGTTGCCGATGAGGAAAGTAGACCTGGAACTAAGGGGCCTGTAACTACTGGGAGGACCGGTGTTCCGCCGGAGGTCGTGAAAGGTAAACCCGTCGGCGGTGATCGTGTGCTTGTAACGTTTAATGACGGCACATGGGAGACGGGAGTATTTAAAGGAATTCTGGAAGGCTACGATTCCAAAACGAGAAAGTATTGGAAAGCGTTCCAGGTTCAGCTGGATAACGGCGAAATGGCGCATCCTGGGAGAATTAAAAAGGTACAGAAGTTAGCCCAACAAGAAGAGCCAAAAGCTAAAGCTCCAAAAGCGCCTGAGTCGGTAAAGAAAACCAAAACGGAAAAATCATCGGCGGAACAGGCCCGGACCGAAAGTAAGCCCGCACCGCCGGAACTTAAGCCGGAATCTAAAGAGGCGCCAGGAAAGGAGAGTAGAGGGGAGAAGATTGTTCCTCCTGCCCAAGTTGGTTATGGCAGAAGCGGAAAAGCTACGCTTAAAAAATTGGCAGCAAATGAACGTGTCAATGTGGATTTAAATAAGCCAGATGATCCCCAAACCAGAACTTTTCTTGAGTTTTTTGATAAGTATTACCGTGCGGGATTGCAAGGTATTCATAAATTGGATATTCCTTTTAGCGAAACAGATGCGGAATTTCCGCCATTCTTAGCAGACATAATATATGAAGCGGGAACAAAAGACGCTCAAAAGACAGAGAAAGTCAGGGCTAAAACTAAGACGAGGCCTACTGAAACTGCTCAGACCATTAAAGAGGAAGCCGTTCCTCCTGCCGGTGAGAAAAAAGAGACCTGGCGCGATCAGTTAGAATCTTGGAAACAAAACCCCAACCTCAAATGGGAAGAACAGAAACAAATCCTGGACACCCTGCAAGAACAGTTTAATAAGTGGGCGGACGAGCTTGGAATAAAGAGCGGTACTACTCACATGGTAAGCGTTGCCGTTCCGCATCCGCCCCATCCAGCTTTTGGTGTGGACACAGAGGAAAATGCGGTGAGGTTGGCCCGGAAAATCTACGAAGAAACCGGGTTATCTACCAAAGCATATAACGCCCACAGTAGCAAAGTTGTTTATGTGAAGTTTCCGGGTGAAAGAGCGGCGGCCAAACCCGGAGTTGCTGCGGAGGAAAGTAGATCCGTTTCTGCACCTGAAACTAAAGAGGCAACAAGAAAGGAGGGTAGCGAGGGTGTACTACCTGGAGGACAGCGACCAGGAGATACTGGAGAGCCCGGTGGGACAGGAGTGGAAGGAAGAGGCCCGGAGGTACTGGGAGAAGTACCTGCCAAAAATGAGCGCGGAGCTGAAAGCACAGCGGAAGTTCGAGGAGAGCCTGGACAGGGCCGTGGTGAACGCGCTGAGGACAAGAAGCAGGGTGTACCTGGACCTGGTGGAACAGCCGCACATCCAGAACGAGAAGGACACCCTGAAAAAGGCGGGCCTCCTGCACATGAGCGACCTCATGGCGCAGGAGTTCGCGAAGAACGAGTACCTATTTCTGCCGCCGGAGAAGGAGCAGGAAGAGGAAGAAACTATGTAATAACGGTAGAAGATGAGAAAGAAATCCTTGAGGGTGGCCCTGTAACGAGGGCGAGGAATAACATTGAAGCAATTAAAATTTTGAAAAAACTCGAAGAGGAAAACCGTCTGCCCGACCTGGAGGAACAGAAAAAGCTGGTTAAGTTTAGCGGCTGGGGAAGCTGTTATCAAATATTTGAACCGTGGAGACATGGCGATTACAAAACCTGGCTTGAACTAAATAAAGAATTGAAAGAATTGCTGACTGACAAGGAATATCATGCTGCCTCCAGGGCTACGCAAAATGCCCACTACACTTCGCCAGAAGTGATCAGGGCGATGTGGGAAGCCCTTGGGAGGTTTGGCTTTGATGGAGGGAAGATACTCGAACCCGCGCTCGGCGTGGGTCATTTTTTTGGTTTGATGCCTTCCGGCATGGCGGCAAAGAGTAGGCTGGTGGGTATTGAGCTTGATCCAACGACCGGCAAAATAGCAAAATACCTCTATCCGGAAGCGAGCATTTACGTCCAGGGATTTGAAGAAACAGCCTTGCCGGATAATTTCTTTGACGTTGCCATTTCTAACGTGCCCTTTGGCGATGTTCAAATTGCTGACAGTTCATATCCTCGTTATTTAACGAATAAGATCCACAATTACTTCTTTGTCAAGGCCCTCGACAAGGTACGCCCTGGCGGGCTGATCATGTTTATCACTTCCACCGGTACTATGGACGCCAGGACCAACCGGGATGTGCGGAAATACTTTGCCGGCAAAGCTGATTTTATCGGTGCGGTACGGCTACCTGGGAGCACATTCAGAGGGATTGCTAAAACGGACGTAACTACGGACATCATCGTTTTAAAGAAGAGGACAGAAGGGCAGGAGCCGTCTGGAGAAGCGTGGATCGAGAGTAAGGAAAGCGGCTTGGTTAGTAAGGTTGACGGCAAGCCGCTTTATATTAACGAATACTTTACCAAACACCCGGAAATGGTGCTCGGAAAGCTAGCGGAAGATAAACTGCACACCGGCCGCATCGGAGTAGAGCTGGATGGGAGAGATATTGCCCAGGCGCTGAAAGAAGCTTTCGAGCGTCTGCCGGAAGGTATTTACGAAAAAGCTAAAGTAACAAAACGGCCCGCGCCGGATAAAGAAATCCTGGAAGGAAAACCGGAGATAGCGGAGGGCACGTTTGTTGTCCGGGACGGCAAAGTGTACCAGAGCGTTGACGGTAACCTTGTCAGGGTGGAAAAGAACGAGGCCAAAATCAAAGGCATGATCGGGCTTCGCGATGCCGCCCTGGAAGTGCTCAAGGTGCAGTACAATGGTGAACCGGACGAGGTTTTGAAGGAAGCACAGGGCAAGCTGAATAAACTTTACGACGAATTTGTGCGGAAATACGGGCCTATCTACCAGAACTTGAAGCTGTTTGAAAAAGACCCGCACGCCTACCTGCTCGACAGCCTGGAAGAAAAAAAAGTTGATCCCAGGACCAAAAAAGTTATAAAGGTCAAGAAGGCCGACATCTTTACGCAACGTACTATTAGAGCTTTCCAGCGGGAATTCAAAGCGGAAACGCCCAAAGAGGCCCTGCTTGTTTCTCTTAACGAAGAGGGCCGCATCAACTGGCAGCGGATTGCGCAGCTTACTGGTAGAACGGAAGAAGAGCTGCAGAAGGAGCTTGAGGGCCTTGTCTTTAAAAACCCCGAAGGCGATTGGGAGACTGCCGAGGAATACCTTTCCGGCAACGTCAGGATGAAGCTGAAAGTAGCCGAAGCCGCCGCCGAGGTTGACCCGCAGTACCGGAAAAACGTCGAGGCGTTGAAAAAAGTGCAGCCGAGAGACCTGGAACCGCACGAGATAACTGCAACCCTGGGAGCACCGTGGATCCCTGAAGAGTACGTTCAAGAGTTCATCAACTCTCATATCCTGAACAGCTATGATGCTGTCAGGGTTATTAAAAAACCATTCGTCAACCTTTGGAAGGTGGAGCTTAAAAAGGCGTGGGAGAAAAACAGCACCAGGAACACCCGCACCTGGGGGACGCCGAGAGCCCCGGCCACGGCACTTATTGAGCTTACCCTTAACAAAAAGACACCGGTCATTTATGACCGAGTAAAAGAAGGCGATACAGAGAGAAGGGTAATTAACCAGCGGGAGACCGACGCGGCAAGACAAAAGCAGTTGAAGCTGGAGGAAGAGTTTAACAGGTGGTTCTGGAGCGACCCCGAACGGGCAAAAGTCATGGCTGCAAAATACAACGAGATATACAACAGCCTGCGGCTTACTTCTTGCGACGGCAGCCACCTGACCTTCCCGGGAATGAATACGAAGATCCAGCTCCACCCCCACCAGAAGAATGCCGTCTGGCGCATTATTTCGTTGCCCGGAAATACACTGGTGGCGCACGGTGTCGGAAAGGGCAAGACGTTTACGATGGCCGCCGCGATCATGGAGTTGAGGCGTTTGGGCCTGGCCAAAAAGCCCATGATTGTCGTTCCGAATAACCTGCTCGAACAGTGGCCGGTGGAGTTTAAGAAGCTGTACCCGCAGGCTAAAGTCCTTGTATTGACTTCTAGGGACCTTCCCGGCGTTTTTGCCGACAAGAAGAAAGCGGGCGAAAGCGACGAGGCTTACGAAAAAAGGAGGAACGAGCACGCCCAGAAGCGTAAGGCGGCCCTTTCCCGCATTATAACCGGCGACTGGGACGCCGTTATTATCCCAACCCACCTCTTCACCAGGCTGCCCGTGTCGCCGGAGTGGGAGAGGGCGTTTATCGAAGAGCAGGTAAGGGAATTACGTGCTGTCTTGACCGACCTAAAAAAGGAGAGGGACAGATCATCAAGGAGCACTGTTAAACAGTTAGAGAAAACCCTGCAGAATTTCGAGGCAAAGCTGAAGCTGGATATAAACGAAATAAAACGCGATATTGTCATGCCTTTCGAGGAACTGGGTATCGACTGGCTGTTTGTTGACGAGGCCCATTACTTTAAAAACCTTGGCGTGACAACCAGGATGTCCAGGGTGGGCGGCATACCCACCAGCGAATCGCAGCGTGCCCTGGACATGTTCATGAAAACGCAGTGGATCACGAAGCTCAACAACGGTAAGGGAGTGGTATTCGCCACCGGCACGCCGATCACGAACACGATGGCGGAAATGTATAACCTGCAGAGGTATCTTACCCCGGATGATCTCAAAGAACTTGGCGTATCCCATTTCGACGATTGGGCCACGATGTTCGGGACCATCCAGACTGCGTGGGAGATTTCTGCCGATGGACGGACATACCAGCAGAAAAACAGCTTCCGCAAGTTTATAAACCTCGCCGAACTTTTGAAACAGTTCCGGTCATTTGCCGATGTCGTCCTTAATGAGCAGGGAGATCCCGGTGTGCCGAAGCTGAAAAACAATAAGCGGACGATAATAACGGTGGAGCCTTCGCCTGAGCAGGAAGAGCTTATCCAGCAGTGTGTGGATCGGCTGGCAAGTTTCAAGCATGGTATGTATGACCCGAAAGTAGACAACCCCTTGAAGGTGTGTGTGGATGGGCAGAAGATTGCTTTAGATCCAAGGCTTGTAGATCCATCTCTTCCTGAAAACCCAAATAGCAAGGTAAATAAGGCTATTGCAAATATCTATGATATTTGGCAAAAAACCAAGGATAAAAAGAGCACGCAGCTTGTTTTCTTGGACCTTTCCGTTCCGAAATCGAAGGCGGACTTTGAGGTGGAAGAGGAAACGGCACTCTCCGAATCTGAAGAGGCACAGGAAAGTATCATCATTTACAAGGAGATTAAAAAGAAGCTCATCAGTTTAGGAGTTCCGGCGGAGGAAATAGCCTTCGTTCACGAGTTCAACACCAATGCGAAGAAGAAACAGCTAAACGACGCCATGAACGAGGGCCGGATCAGGATCCTCATCGGTTCTACAGGTAAGATGGGGCTCGGGTTGAACATCCAGAGGAAACTGATCGCACTCCACCACCTGGACTGCACCTGGCGGCCTGATGAACTGGAGCAGAGGGAAGGCCGGATCCTGCGGCAGGGGAACGAAAACGAAGAGGTAGAAATTTTCGTCTACGGAACCGAGAGGTCCTTTGATACGATGCGCTGGAACAAGGTGGCGCAGAAGGCCAGGTTCATCCGCCAGGCGCTCGTGGCCGGCGACGATATTCGCCAGATGGAAGACATTGACGAAGTGGTACTGAGCTACGAAGAGGCGAAGGCCGCTGTTTCCGGCAACCCGCTGGTCGAAGAAAAACTCAAGGTAGACACCGAGGTTGCCCGGCTGCAGATGGCCCGTACCCATTATTTAGAGAACAGGAACCAGATGTTCAGGAAGCTCAACAGCCTGGAAGACAACCTGCCCAGGCTTACGAGGTTCCTTGAAGATCTGAAGAAAGACCTGGAGAGGAAGAAAGACGTAAGCGGAGACAAATTTGCGATTGAAATTCTCGGCAGGACCTACACCGACAGGAAAGAAGCGAACGAGGCCCTGAAAGAAGCACTTAAAAAGCTTCCAAAAGCTACTCCCGAAAATCCTGAAGTACGGGAAGAGGTAGGTTCTTTCGCGGGCTTTAACCTGTTTATCAGGAAAACCCTGCATGACAACATGTGGGAGCTGGTAGGTAATACCCGGCTCTTTAACCTCTTTTCCGAAAACCCCATCCGCAGCATGGAAGCACAGTTAGGTTCGATTAAAAACGAAATGCGCAGGACAGAAGAAAGCATCAAAAAAACCGAAGAAGAGATAGCGGAGTTGCAAAAAGAGATCGACAAGCCCTGGGAAGACCAGGAGAAACTAAACGAGTTGCTTGTCAGGCAGCGGGAAATCAACCTGCAACTCGGCATTACCGATGTGACCACAGAGGAAGTAGGGGAAGATGTACCCACTGAAGACGAAACATATCCCCTGACAGCCCTGGACGAGTTAAGGGGTAAGGCGGACGTTGCTTTGGCCAACCGCGTCAAAGGAACGCCGAGGGAAAAGGACGTTTATGCCCTGCCGCTTTTTGCCCCGCAAAAGACTTTGGTTAAGCAGGTTGCCAGGGGTTTAAGGCTGGCCGTCGAAAGGGAAATATTCAAAAAAGGTATGGTTGTTGTCGACGTGGGCGGCGGCCTCTACGACCGGGGAACGCAGTATCTGGCCGAACACGGCATAACGAACCTGGTTTACGACCCCTACGCCAGGCCAGAAGAGCACAACAACAGCATCCTGCAGCAGATTAAGGCCAGGGGCGGGGCCGACGCCGTTGCGCTCAACAACGTCTTAAACGTCATCCCGAAGGCTGAAGAAAGAGCAGACGTGCTCAAGTTCTCCTATGGCCTGCTGAAAAACGGCGGCCAGATGGTAGTTACTGTTTACGAAGGCAATCGGAGCGGCAAAGGTTCAACCAGGGAATTTAAAGACGGTACTTGGAGTTGGCAGGAAAACAGGAGACTGGAAAGCTATGAGAAGGAAATTCGTGCTGCCCTCCCCGAAGGAGCGAGGATTGAAAAAACAAGTGGCGCTTTTGTTGTAACCAAGCCGGCGGACGAGAAAGCCCTCAACATCTACGCGCTGGCCGAGAGAAAAAAAGCAAAGAAAGTTGTGACTGTAGATCCAATCGAAGAACCAAGTAAGCTGTCTCCGAAAGCAACCAGAGAAATCAGCGAAAGGTTCACCAGGGCTTTAAACACTGCTGCCAGGAGTGCCCGGATGGGCAGGAAGTTTGCCGGAATGAGGGCGGCTTACGAAAAAGGACCTCATGCAATCAGGGCGAGAAAGGCATATTTCGATCAGTGGCGGACCATTGGACATGAGCTGGGTCACGCCTTTTTCTTTGCTGCTGGTTTCAACCCTGACCAAAACGAGATGGCAGCAGTTGTAAAAGCTGTTTATCCAGGTGGGCAAGTACCGTCTAAAACGGAAATTCCTGAAGGATTCGCTGAATTCTTCATGCTCTGGTTTGCAGACAATGCCGAAGCAAGAAAGCTGGCTCCGAACACAGCAAGGGAACTGGAGAAATACCTCAACGCCAACCCGGAGATCCAGGAAGTATTCGACCAGTGCAAGGCAATAGCTGAAGAAGACCTGCTCGGCACGCCGTTGGAGAGGATGCGCCACCTCACTGTAAGGAGAGGGGCAAGGCTTGCTCCGGCGGTAGGGGAGTATGAGGTGCCGTGGTGGAAGCGGTTAACATTTCGCTTTGTCGATGCTTCCATTCCCCTGCGGGATTTATACAAAGAAGCTGCAAGCAAAGGTTATGACGGCCTTGACCCGGCCAAACTCTATGCCATCTGGGGAATGGCGAGGGAAGAGGCCAACCAGATGTTTGCCGGAAAGCCGAGATTCAAGTGGGGCGGCTTTGTACTGCCCGGCAAGCGTTCGCTGGCGGAAATCGTCGAGGAGGCGGCCGAAAGGCCGAACGGCGTAATACTGTTTAACGACATCTACAAGGCATTGCGTTACCAGGAAAGAGCAGAAAAGGGATTCGTCACTCCTTACCCAAAAGAGGAATTTGATAAGATCGTCGAGCAAGCGGAAAAGGATTATCCTGATCTGGTTAAGCTGGTCAAGGAATACGCGGAAAACCTCAGCGAAATCAATCTGCGCCTGCTGGTGGCCGGAGAGGTTATTTCCGAGGAAACTGCCGACAGGATACGGAAAGGTTCAAAATACTACCTGCCTCTTTATTATCCAGCCAAAAGCCAGGTAAGGGGAACGGCGCAGGACCCGCTGCGTTCAAGCGGGCCAGGCGTCCTGAGGTACAGGGGACACACCGCGCAGACGCTGGACTTTATAGAAGCCACCCTGCTCCGGCTGCATGACACCATCCAGGCCGTTGAGATTAACAGGATGATGAAGATAATAGAAGATAGCCTGAAGATGCCGGAAATGGGCAGGTTCGGCGTTTTTATCGAAAAACCGGTGACGGTGAGAGGAATCAATCTCGGGAACCTAACCAGGCAGATTGAAGATAATTTCCTGGGCGAACTGGATCCGGATGATGAAGGCAGGGTTGTCAGGCTGTTCATGCCCGGCCTGGAAAGCGACCTGAAAAAATCGGAACCGGTAGTTGTGGCGAGGCACGGCGACAAGCAGGTGTTTATGCGCCTGGCGCCCGACCTGTTTGAGGCGGTGCAAAGTATGCGCCCCATTCAATACAACTGGCTGATGAAGGTTCTAACGATGCTGGCCCAGGTGAGCCGATTCGGAGCGCTGGCTAATATCCGCTATTTAACCAATGCTTTCGTTAGGGATGTTGTTGCCTCTGGAATTCAGTCAAAAACAACTTTTGAGCGTTCTATGATTAAAGGATTCGTGAAAGGGGCTCTGACGGCGGCCGGCTTAGGCAAAGATGCTGAAACGCTCTTCGACCTATATATCCAGTCCGGTGCTTATGGCTCTGCGGTGCAGGAAGTTCTTAACTCTATGCGGCGTTCAGTAACAACAGACGGCCTCATGGCCACGCCTGCCCCTGGCTGGAAGAGGACAGCCAAAAACATCTTTGTGAGAATCGTCAACGCGCCAATGGATGCTTTAAGGATACTCGAAGAGGCCCCCAGAATACCAGAATTTGAAGCAGTGCTGAAAAAGGAATTGGCAAAACATGACCTTACAATTGGCGACCTTCTGAAAGGAAATATACCAGAAGATCTTGCAAAAGAAACCGAAAAGGCGCTAATAGAGGCCGCCTACGCTTCGCGTGAGGTTGTGGTTAACTTCGGTCTTGCAGGTACAAGCATGGGTTGGAGGAAGTACACCCGCACGGTCCCCTTCCTGCAGGGGAGTGTTCAGGGTATCTACCGGGCATACAGGCAAATAAAAACTGACCCGGCGGGAACGATGGTGCGCTGGCTGGTTTACGTCCTACCAGTGACCCTGATCGCCTGGGCACTGTCGCACGATGACGACAGGTATAAGGATATGCCGAGCGATGCGAGGGACGCCTACTGGTGGTTCCCCGTTGGCAAGGCCACGTTTATCGCTTTGGCGAAGCCGTATGAATACGCCCTGCCGGCCAACATCCTGGAAAGGTTCCTCGATTGGCTGGCCGACAGCGACGACCCGAACAGAAGGAAGCCCCTTGAAGACTTAATTGCGGCAGTTAAAAAATCGTTCGGCGTTCAACCCACGTCAATGGTGGTGAACACGATCTGGGATCTGGCGAGAAACAAAACTTTCTACGGTTCTCCGATAGTGCCGCAAAGGGAGATGCAAGTATCCCCTGAATATCGTTACGGGCCGGAGACAAAGAAGGCTTCCATTAAACTGGCGCAAATAGCGGCTTTGTTTATGGGAGAGAAGGCACCAAGTCCACGGCAGATCGACTACTTCATGAGGGGCGCTTTTGGTGGCGCTGGAGAAACCTTCCTTGACCTACTGAGCCTGCCGCTGAAAGGGCCGGGGAGTGAAAGAAGAGCTGGAGCTGAGTATCTACCCATCATCGGTCCCCTGGTTTACGGTCCGGCGGAAGGCGGCAGCCGGATCGTGGACAGGTTCTACAAAGATTACGACAGGGCGCAGAAGCTTTATAACGACTATAGGCTTCACGGCAAGGAATTAAGCGAGCGTGAGGCAAGACTTGTGGCGGCCATTCCCGCAATGAGGGCAATCGCCGACAACCTGGCCGACCTGCGGCGGGAACTGCGGGAGATCGAGATGAACCCGGATATTACCCCGGAGCGCAAGCGCCAGGCCAGATTGCGCTATAACTGGATTTCGCGGATGGCCGCTGGATACCTTTACGGCGCTCCGGTGCCGGAAGCTCCTCCAGAAACGGGATTCACCGAGGCGCATGTCCAAGATTATCTGCGCTACTACGATGGGCTAGTTGAGAAAGCTATTAAGAACGCCAAAAAGAAACCGGGAGGACCGGTTTAATTTTTGGAGGAAGGGGTGGTTTTATTGACTGATTTGGCGGAAAGGGTTGCGGCGCTTGAAGCGGATACGGAAAATTTTCGTGATTGGCAACTAAAACAGAACGGTAGTTTGCAGCGACTAGAAGCGAAGATCGACAAAATTTATATTTGGCTTATCGGACTTATGGGAGGGGTGATAACCTCTCTTCTTCTGTTAATAGCGCAGTTCTTTGCGGGGAAGTGACTTTATGAAAGACTTCTTCTCCCGGCCCTTAGAGTTTTCGTTTAAAGACCTGCTTGCTTTGGGCTTTTCCGGCACATTTCTTTTCTTCTGCTGGCGGGCGCTGGAAAATGAAAGCGCCCTGGCCGTGGTGCAGACGTTGGTGCCGCTGTTGGGGATAATTCTCGGCGGCTATTTTGTGCAGGAATCGGCTACAATCTGGCTTAATCGGACGCAAGAAAGGCGGGTGAACCAAGGTGCGGATAATAGAAACCAGCCTCCAATTTAAATTGATATACCATATAACATAAGGAGGGGCTTTAATGCAAGTAATTGAAACAAACCTAAAATTTAGAAATAAATTAACGAAACGAAGTCGTACCGATTACATTGTTCTCCACCATGCAGATTGGCCTAAATGTTCTGTTTACGATATACACCGTTCACACTTAGCCAGAGGCTGGGCCGGCATCGGTTATGCCTATTTTGTCTCCAAGGATGGGCAGATTTACCGGGGGCGTCCTCATGATGCTGTTGGTGCCCACTGTCCCGGATATAATGCAAACAGCGTGGCAATCTGCTGTGAAGGCAATTATGAGCAGGAACACATGCCGCCTGCGCAGTGGAAAGCCATCCTGGAGCTGGTGGACTACCTGAAACAGGTGTATCCAGGAGTTAAAGTGGTAGGACACCGGGACTTGTATTCTACCGCCTGTCCGGGCCGCTACTTTCCTTTAGGGGAAATCAAGGCTGGCCGTGGGCCAGCAGATGTCGCAAGAGAGGTGATTGCTGGTATGTTCAAAGACGTGCCGAACGGCCACTGGGCGAAAGGTTCCATCGAGCGACTTGCGAAGCTCGGCCTGATTAAGGGTGACGAAAAGGGCAATTTCCGCCCGGACCAGCCCATTACCAGGGCCGAGGTTGCTGTTTTACTGGATCGTGTACTTAAATTAATTGGGAAGTGACAAAATGAGATTTTCTAAGTTTATCGTAACCCTTGTGGTCCTGTTGAATATGTTCTTCACACTGGCGTTTCTATACGCATTCATAAAGGTAGGTGCTGAACCAACAGCCTTAATAGCGGCATGGTTTGCCTTTACCACCGGCGAACTATGGTTTCTAGCCGGGATAAAAAAGAAGGAAGTTGAGAAAGAAAACAGCGGAGGAATATAAAGGAGGCGGTAATAAAGTGAATGATTTACTTTTGCGGGTGTTGTATTATGTTCTGGTGCTACTGACAACCTTGGCGGCGGGTTATGTGGTAGCATGGCTACGCAAGCGCCTGGGCGTAGAAGGAATGCGGCGAATTGAAGCAGAGTTAGCAGCCAAGCAAGAGCTGGCAGCCCTGGCTGTAAGGTTTGTGGAACAGGTTTACCGGGATCTGCACGGTGAGGCTAAATACCAGAAAGCTGCCGAATGGCTGGCGGCCAGAGCTGAAGAATTGGGGCTTAATGTCACTCCAGATGAGATCAAAGGACTTATTGAGGCAGCCCTTAGAGCATTTAAAGATGAATTCGGGGAAGAATGGGCAAAGCAGGTGAAGGCTGATGCTGCCGAATGTACGCCCCAACCTCATTCCTGCTAAGGCTTAATGATTCATACCTTTCCAGCCTGTCCACCTCCGCCCCGAGGACGGCTTTTTCTTTTTCTCTCTGATTAAGTTGTTCAATAACCGAGTCTGTAGCCTTCCCCTGCTTGATCAGCCTGAGCAGGTTATCAATGGCTCGCTGGATGCGGGCGTATTCTTTTTTCGTATAATCAACTTCCGACTTCATCTTGCCCTGTTGACTCTTGTAAAACTCAAAAAGCTTATCAATGAGCAACAATCTGGTTTCCGGCGCAAAAATTTCCCTCTCTATTTCATCCAAAACGATTCCCTCAAGGATGTGTTTCCTGATCCGCCGGTTGTCGCATGTCCTGGTTCTGTCCCTGGCCCCGCACTCATAATAAAATGCCTCTCGTTTTTCTCCCTTTTTGTTTTTCCAACTGCCCATGTTGCCGATGTAGGCCGCACCGCATAAACCGCATTCAATAAGGCCGGTCAGGAGGTATACCGCCTTCGCCTTCTGCCTTGCTTTTTCGGGATTGTGTTTTCTCTTCAGCATTTTCTCCTGTACCCTCCAGAATAAATTTTCGTCTATGATGGCCGGGACCGCTCCCGGAATAACGACCATTTCTTCACGCGGCTTTAGCCGGCGGTTGTTTTTCTTGCCGTCCGGCGTCCTTCCCTGTCGGCGGTTGAACACGAAAACCCCTATGTACTTCTCGTTTTTCAATATCTCGTGCAGGGAATTTTTCGCGAAAGAGCCGCCCCGCTTCGGCGGGGAGTAATGCCCGCTCCGGTGGCAAGGCCGGGTTATGCCACCCGACGAAGGTGTTTCAATCTCTTACCAATCATAATTCCACACCTACTTTTTATTTGTACATCCATTATAAACGTCAATAATTTTGACATCAATAGAAGTCAAGAAATTTGACTTTTTCCTTTTATTTATATTGACAATGTCATGTAACTTGACATATAATAAAGACAGGTCAAGAAACTTGACGCCCAGGGGGTGAAACAGATGAGAAGTTGGCTGAAGAAGTTAAGACACGAGTCGCATAACTTGACACAGGAACAGCTTGCTAAAATGGTTGGGATTTCTCGAACGATGATTACCGAGATTGAAAACGGTAATGCAAACCCATCGGTAGAAGTAGCCAAAAAAATCGCCTCAGTCATGGGCTTTAATTGGACACGCTTTTTCGAGGACGAGGACGAGCAAGCGGGCAGCAAAGAAACTGACCATAATTCATAAGCATCTTGAGGATGAAAGGGGGGAAGATGATGCCGAAAAAGAAGATGCCGCTGCCGGTCAACTTGAATGACTGTATACTTCTGATGCAAATGGGATACAGCGTGATTATCAATGACGGCAGGGTAGTAGAGATCAGAAAGGAGAAAAAGAGATGAACATAGCTAAAGAAAGTAGCTAAAGAAAATGAGGTCAGCATCTATGTAGACGCAAGTCCTTACGAGAGCATAATTGACACGGTAAGGATTTTTGAGATTTTTGATGCGAAGGATACAAGCTCTTTGTCAACTTCTTTTTCAACTAACGATGTAATCTATGAAAAAACAAACGAAGAAATAAACGTAGTTTTTAGGTATATAAAGCTGTCTAAAAAATAAGAAACGGCATAAAGCCACAATTACACCAACTTCATTGTATCTCTGATGCAATGGGGTGTCAAGGAGGATAGGCGTATGAATCTAGATAGATTTTCACAAGGACTTCCCGATCCGCAGGACGCTGAGGTAATGGCATACTGTGAAGGATGCGGCGGAGAAATATATCCAGGGGAGGATGTATACTGCGTAAATGGCGACATCATTCATGCAGAATGGGAATGCTTGGTGCAGTATATAGACCCTGAGTTCAAGACAATAGAAGAAGCGCTGGGGGTGGAAGCATGACCGCAGTAGAACTTGCCAAAACCCTGGACATGCCCCGCGAACAATGGCTTGAGCTTCGCAAAAAAGGGATAGGCGG